TATCTGCTTAGTTGTCTATCTATTCTAACTATAGGTTCACCATGATATCCAGTAATTTTATTTTTACTAATACATAAAGACCTATCTATGTCTGGGTCTTCTGGAGATATTTGATGCTTACCTATTCCTATAATTAAATCTGCCTCGGCTGCTTTTCCAGTCTTAGAATTTTCCATCATATCAAAAGATATACGCATACGATTATGTGCATCAGCTGACGCTTGAGATATAGCAATTACAGCACAGTCATGCCTTTTTGCAATCTCTCTTGCACCTGTATAAATAGAGCGTAACTTCTCATCTGTTCTGGCAAAGTTACCTTTAATATTTATTTTATCTAACTGGTCGATAATAATAATGTCTGGTTTATGCTTTTCACAATGAGTATTTATATCTTCTATTGACCAATCTACTACATCAAGCATTTTAATATTATCTTTTATTTCACTCCATCTGACATGTGCACTCTCAATGTTATCTATTATTTCTTGTTTAGTATATCCTGTCCAACAATTGATGGCTCTCATCTGTGTTCTAACTGCAGGTTCCTCATTTATAAACGCATGTATCTTTGCACCCTGTGATGCAAAGCCTTCTTCCCCAGCCACAAGGCTAACCCAAAATGCAGTCTTACCTGTTTCTGGTCTAGCAAATGCAATCATAAAATTCCCAGGTCCGATTCCGCCTATATGTTCTTTGAGTACAGCTAAATTAAATTTCCATTTAGTAGTAACATTTAATTGTGTAATTAATTCTCCAATGTTATTTGTCACAGCTTCTACCTCATCTATTGGTCTTTGTTTTTCAAAGTCATCAATAACTTTTTTTATTGTACTAAAATTAGCAGGTGCACCATTATATATTTCAGTAGCTTCAACTGCTATCTTCTGTGCAATATCACGTTCTTTTAATACTTGAATTATATCTTCTGCTATTTTACTATTTGGTTTTTCTGCTTCTCTAATATCTTCTATTAATTCACTAATAGAAATCTTCATGGCTCTAGTTAAAGCAGGATTATATTTAGTAGTGTGCAAAGAATATAAATCATCAAGACTTATATCTTCTTCATATTCCTCATGTGCCTTTTCAATAGTAGAAAATAAAGACCCATAGTTACCATCAAATACAGATGAAGCTATGTGTCCTTTGTATTTATTATAAAAGTTTTTCTCTAATAATAATTTAATTATTTGTTTTTCTATCATAAAATATTTTTTCTATTTGTTGTGTATCGTAGTATTTTAAATCATCTTCTAGCATCTTGACTTGAACATTATCAAATCCCCTATAGCGTAATTTGTTGCTTATGTCAAATGCCTTAGTGGTTGCATCTCTATCTAATGCTACAAATATTTTTTTATATTGTTTTAAATGTTTATCAAAAGAATCATTATAACTTGTACCCATGAGTGCTATACCTGTAAGTACATTAGATACAGCACATGCACTGGCACAGTCTTCCACAAGTACAGCATCATTACTTTCCCCACATTTAAATGGAACATTTTTATTACCATACATAAACCATTTAGGATAGGTTTCTTTAGATAAGGCACGACCTACTGCACCTCTAACATTATCAAATTCTTTTATTAAGAATACAACTCTATCTTGTTTAACATCATATCTAATATCTACTCTTCTCCACACATAAGATTCCCAGCAATTATTATTTTGTAAATACTTCATTGCTTTCTCATTGGAGTACACAGTTTTAAAATGTTCTGGTATAATAAATTTATCTTCAGGAGTTACTGGTTCTGTATTGAATATTTTTTTAATTGTTGCCATTGACATTCTCTTTTTTTCTGTACCTCTAGCTGTACAGGAAGCATGGAAGCAATGCCAAATCATTCTATTGTCATCATTAGTTACGCTTAATGTATTTTTATGATTACAAAATGGACAATCTAATCTCATTGTCACATCTGGTGGTATCATATAAGAATATATAATTCTTAATTGTTCTTCATATGTCATTGAATAATCTCCCATGTTATTTGGGTTAAGGTTTTTATTGTACCGCATGGTTTAAATTCCATACTTGGTATTAATTCTATTACTTCTTTTCGTACAAGTTCACTGGCTTCTGCTATCTTTGTATCATCTAATAATATATCATTAGATTGCATATCAAAGCATACATCACCCATATGACCTAGTGCTATTACTCTTGCTTTTATTTTCATGAATTATTGCATAGCATAAAAATTAATTTTTGTCAAGTATTTCTAATTCATTAATAGGAATTATATACAAGGTTTTATTTTTTAAAAATTGTTTAGGATATTTATGTACTTCTTTTCTTCTGATAATATATTTATTTGGATATAATAAATTTCCATCAGATGTTTTATAGGTTATGGAAACAATTAAATCATTCTCCATTAATCGTTTATCTAGTATTCCTATACTATTCGTACTCCATATAGGTTCTTTTATTTTATATTCTTTTAGCATTATACACCCCTTTCATTTATCATAGATTTTTTTATCATCTCCTCTTTCTTTTTAAGTAAAACTTCACGCATAGTTTTTAATATTTTTCTATGCTTACTTATTTCTTCCTGTAATTCTTTTATAGAATAGTCTTGAAGTTTAGTAAGGTCTATTGTCAAAGTATTCTCCATATTTCATTGCATGTTCATGTGCTACTTCTGTTTCCAAATGAGTTAGATAATCTTCTAATACTTTTGAAACATCTTCTGGTAAATCCATTAGTTGTTCTGACCTACCATCTGTCCATGTTATAGTTATATTTACTCCCATTATTTTTAATAAATCTTTTGGTTCACTCATGCGGTAGCCTCATACATTTGTTGAAATTGGTCTGACCAAGTATCCATAAATTTAGTAGCACTATAATCAGATATTAATTCATTGTCATCATTACCAAAGATAACCCATGCCCAACCTATTCTACGACCCTCTTGATTATAGATGTGCATGTATGCTTCATCACATGCCTCTACATGCTCTTTTATTTCAGCATAATTTGTAGATTTTGTACATGCATCTTCATCAGTTCCATAGTCTACTGTAATAGAGTATCCTTTATCTAGGCAGTACTGTGCAAGATTCAAATGTGCCTTACGCATTTCTGTAGCTTGCTTTATTGTTTCATTGTCTATCATGTGTTCTCCTATTGTTTGTTGTTAAATAATCCTTACTGTTAAAAGTTTTTATTCTATGACAATTGGCACATAGAATTATACACTTTCGTATTTCCCTTTTAATTTTTTCTAAACTAAGATTAGTTGATAACATTCTAGCTACATCTAATATTTTATCTTTTTTATTTATATGGTCAAACTCAAGTGCTTGTGGGAATTGTTTATATCCACAGCTACTACAACCTTTAAATAATTTATATCTATTTATAACAGACCTTTTATAAGCTATTCTTTTATACCTTGATATAGAATCTCTCTTGTATTTTTTACTTCTATATTCTGGGCACAGCATTCTTAATCGCTGATAATTTCTTTTATATATAGTTCTATCTCGCATGGCTATTCCAGTAATGACCTTTGATAAGATGTCTTATTCCTTTTCTTAATATCTTCTCCAGAATACCTAGCTTAATCATTTTTTTTATTACTATACTTATACTATTGGTACTAACAGTAGTCAACTTTTGTTTGACTGATTTAAAAAGTAAATTATATTTAATTCCTTTTTCATTTTCTTTTATTAATTCAATGATAACTGGGGATATTATATTATAAGAGTTAGGTCTTTTATTTTTTTTATGATACTCAACAAAAGATTTAAACCATGCACTCCATGCTTTTTTATCTGACCATAGTGGTGCTTGTTTATTTGGATTATACTTAGTGCTGTTCATAGGAAATATTTTTAATAGACTTCTTCCAGCATGCTCTACAATCTCTACATTCTCCATCTTGTTTAAGTGCAGGACATGCTCTACCAATATGCTTTGTACCTGCTGTATGTACAGTTGATGTCCACTTCCAAAATTTAGGCGGATTACCATTAACCTTAATAGCACTAGCACGAATGATTAAATTCTTAGGTAAAGAATCTAAATTAATATTAGCTAGTGTAGCATATTCTCTAGTAGGTATCCAATGTTTTATATCTGGCGTATTCCTACACACTTGTATAATATTATTTAATACTTCAATGCTAGGTATATCTCCAGAATCAAACCACCTAAAGTATTTCTTTTCTTTAGGTAGGTTTTTATATTTAAGTTTGATTAGCATAGTCATAGCATTAACCCAATTTGGTTTGGTCATAGCGTCATATCGTTTAGCATGTGATACTATCACACTAGGCATACGATAAAACCCAGTAAGTGCATAGCATTTGTAACAAGTTGTACCTTTTATCTTAGCAAGTCTACTACCTACCTTACATTTAAAAGCAGATATGCCAAAGGAATAGGCAGGCATTTTACTGGTATTAGATAGTGTACCTATCTCATTTTCTAAGTCTTTTAATTTCATAATTATATCCTAGCACAAGCTATTATTTGTTCTAATAAATTTTTACCGCTCCAACTTTCAAATGGCTCCCATGCATTTTCTTCAACCCATTCATATAGTTTGTCATCATCCCATTCTTGAAAGTTATCTGGTAAATACTCAACCAAAAACTGACCTGACATTTCTATTATTTTTTTATCTTCATCATTCATGTGCTCTCCTTTATTAGTATTATATTACAACATAAAATCTGGTGTGTCAACTTTAGTATATCGTGCAAATTTTTTTTTCTCTCCGATA